GAAACAATATCACCAGTTTTGATACCAACCGCAAATCTATTTCCAGGTGCAGTAACGATACCAGCACTACCGATTGTAAAATTAGTGCCAGAAGGTGCTAAATTAAATCTTGATGATAGTTCTAAGTCTGCAGTGAATGTGTTGACACCAACCTGTTGATGCAGTCCCTTTACATCACCAAAACTATATTCTCTTACAGAGGTTACAACATAATTTTGTGTGATTCCATTGGTAGACAGTGGTTCATCAACTATAAAAGTTCCAGTAGTGTCTGTAAGTGTTAAACTATTACTAGAGGAAACATTGTTCTTCAAGAAAGCAGTTGCTCCACTTCTCAGTCCCTTGACATGAACTGGAGTAGTAAGAGTTACACTAGAACTTACCGTAATAGTGGTAAATGTCTGCAAATCATACAAATATAATTCATATTTCGATGCATCATTTGAATATGCGGCCGCTTCAAGTTTATAATCATAAACTTTGGCAACACCAACCTCAATTCCAGATGAAGTTCCGTCTGTAGTTACCCTTTCACTTCTTAAACTTACAGTTGCTGTTGTTCCAAATCCAACAAAAGGCGATCCATAAACGTTATTAACGTTTACACTAGAAACTGTTTCAAAAGCTATAGCTGCACTAGAAATAGTCTTTGTTGTTCTTGGCTTATCAATATCAACAAGAGTTGTTGAAATTTTTTCAATATCATATCCTTTTACATAAGCCTTTCCAGGAGAAACACTGTAAACCATCAAATCTGATGATGGATTAGATCCCTGAGATGTTCTTTGAGATGGTAAATATACTCCACCATTACCAGATCTGTCATTTAAAGATTCCTTGACAGTTACTTGGAATGGTTTTACATAGTAATCTCCACTTTCATCATATGTTCTTCTGGCTAATTCATCTCTGATAAGATTATAGTCTGTTTTCTTTACAAACTTTTCAATCTTACCATTGTTCAATCTCATCAATTCAACGAAATTTTCGTCGTTGAATTGATCGATGTCCTTTTTGATGAGGGTAGTTTTAATTTGCAGCCTATCTGCTCCAGGTGCTGTAAAGTTTGAATATCCAGCTGCGTTATCAAATAAAGTATTGTCTGCGTAAGCGGTTACTAAGTTTTCTTGTATAAACAATCCAACTCTTACACTTGGATTTGCATTGTATTGATCAAGAATTACAGTTCCGGCTTGAACTTTTACAAAAAATCCTCTAATAAAATAAACACCCTCTTCAATAGAGGCTGCACAACCAATAGAAGTAGCATTTACTGGAATACAAGAAGCAAATGGATTATTTGCAATAATTCTTGAATTTCCATACTCAATGTCAACATCACAAATCAAGTTTTCACCATCTTCAAAAACACTTGTAGTAAAATCACTACCAGACTTTGAATATTTTACATAAAGAGTATTTTGTCCTCTATCCGACTGAGTAGAGGTAATATAATTTACAACTCTGGCCTCAACTCCAGAATTTTCTCCTCTAATTGTCTTTCCAACAAGTTGATCTACATATTCAGAAACACTTGTGCCAAAGAAAGTATCTGTAAGTTCTACCGCATAATAAAGAGGATCATAAGCAATTTGGCCAGGAATTACTTGAGATCCTTCTTTAAAAAAGTGTTGTCCAAATTTTTCAATTTGGTTCTGTAAAATAGTCTGTAACTGTGTTAATTCTCTAGCCTGGATAGGACTCGCAGGCTTGAATAGGACCCTATTAAAATTTTTGTCCTCATTAAAATCGTCGAAATAAGGACTTACGTTGAGATTTGTCTCTTGTGGCATGTCTTTAGAACTCTAAAACGATTTTAATGTCTTCTTTCTGGTTGGCACTACGTTGAATAGCGGCCCTGTTATCTATGTATAAGATCTCACCAGAATATTTTTTAACTTCTGGTTCAGCCACACCTTCAACAAAGTTTTGTCCTAGTTGGACAAGAGATGAACCAACTGTTGTTGCCGTTCCTGGGTTTGAAAGAGTTCCAAAACTAGTATCAATCCCCAATACGGCTCCTCCAGTTTGTCCTCCAACTGCATAACTTCCACCAGCACCAATTTGTGATGTGAAATCAACCATTCTAAATCCATAAGATGTTGAAGCAAGTCCAACAGGATTATAAACTTTCAAGACTCCAGTTGCACTATCCCAACTTGCAACATATCCAACTGCAGTAGAACCAACACCGATAGTTTGATAAACTGGAGTATCAACAGTATATGTTGTGTTAGTAATATCACCACCAGATATAGATCTTAGTTTTAAACCAACCAAAGCACTAGCTCTGGATTGTTGCAAGATACTACCAGATTCTGTTGTTGGATTTTTTACAACTCCAACTCTTGCAAAGTCGTTACCAACAATAAAGTCTGGGTTCGCAGTATCGTTTTCAAATCGAGAATATAGAAGAACTCTAAATGCACCCAATTCTCTATAAACGTCATATCCATGACCACCCAGAGGTGGAACAATGACTTCAAACTCAGCTACAGAAGTAGTACCAACACCAACAGCAGAAAGTCCAGAAATTGGCCCACCAGTTTCTGAACCAGGAGCTCCTGGGAAGAAGTTGATTACACCTTTACTATAATTTACTCCACCATTAGTGATGGTGACATCACTTACTTTTCCTTGTGCATCAACAGTAATTGAAGCTCTACCACCAGTTCCATCCCCAAGAATAGGGATGTTGTTGAACGTTGTTGAGATTGGTTGATAACCACCACCAGCGTTAACAATCAAAGCAGTTTCAATTTTTCCACTTACCGCAGCATTTTTAACATCAGTAGTGTCTCCCGTTCCCCAGTTATTTGGGACTGGAATGTAGTCAATTGAGTCAAATTTGATAATATCAGTTGGACTGATAGTATAAAGATACTTCCAAAGATAACCATCACCCGAAGATCCAGCAGCTTTTGGTTCTAAATCTGTAAAAGTTGGTTCATCAAGAGATTGTTTACCAAGTGGGTTTTGTGGATCTTGGCCGTTATTAACACAAACGTAAACTTTAAACTGACTGTTTACAACGTAGTATTTCGCATCATATAAATTAGTGGATGCAGTTTGAGGTGAGAGGTTTGATCTGGTGTAATTATGTTTGTACATTTCATAGACTGTGCCCGCAGTCCATGAATATTTTCTCACCATTCGTTTAACATCACTTGTATTCAATTTTTTCAATGCGATCATGGTATCATAATCATCATTGTACTCTTTGAACCCATCTTTGGGAGCAGGAGTATTTGTGTTCCAATCAGTTGTTCCATAACCAAGACCAACATCGGTAGAGTTGGGTAACCCAAGGAACGTGTAATATGAATTTGCGGTATTTGCAACACCGGCCACGAAATTCGCAGCGTTTAGTATCCTAAACTGATCAGAGATAATCGCGGGCATTTTACTACGAGTTTTTTATAGATTTATTTATGAAGTCTGGTCAAGATCACTATAGTTTTCTGAGACAGGTTTAATACGAACAACAGATGCACCAGTGGAAATACCAGCAGATCCATTAGACGTTTGGGCCACAAAAGATTGAGGACTCAATCTATCTCTTTGGAAAGTATAGAATCTTCCCCAAGAATATTTACCAATTCTAGGAGCAAATGTGGTTGTTCCAATTCCAGTAATACCCTGAACATTACAATAAACAGTAACAATACCACTATTTGAAGTTTCTCTTTGATTAACAAGATAAATGTTATCTAAGAAAGTGGTTCCTATACCAATTGGTTGATTTCCAACAGTAATTGAAGTTGTTGGAGCTCCAGTTACAGAATTTGTAACTATAAAATAGTCATTTGATGCAATTCCAGATTTTGTAATATTACCAAAACCAGCTTGATCCAGATGAGAATCTGCGTCTAATTCAAAAATCAACATAGGACTTGCTGTACCAATTCCAGTTGCAGAAGTGGCAACACTAACCACATCTCCATAATCACCCTCAACGTTTACACTTGTTATTCTTTCTCTAGTCACTGGTTCAACAGAGATAAGAACCTCTACTGAAGTATTTGGATCATATCCAAATCCTTGTTCATTTATGGTGATTGCGGTGATCGTACCAGCAGCAGATACTGTAGCAGTTCCAGCGGCCGAAACAGTCTCAAATTCAGAACTATAAATGTTAGAAGAAAGACCAACGGTAACAAGTTTGTTATCTCCAAATGCAAGACCATTAAAATCAGTTCCCACACCAACAAACTTTTTGTACCAGGTATTAGTATCTATAGAGTTAAGAACCATTCCACTCTGACCAACTGCAACCCAAACACTATTTGCATAACCCACTCTGTTCAGATCAAATGTTGCACCAGCAGAGACTACGGTCCAGTTTCTACCATTATCAGAAGATCTGATGATTGTTCCCGCAGCACCAACAGCAATCCATTGACCACCACCATATTGAACATGATTTAATTTTGTACTAATTGAAGTTGTCGTTACGCCAGACCAAGATTGACCATCTGTAGATCTGAGAATAGTTCCATTATCACCAACAGCAACGAATACGTTATTGTTGGCCCCAACTCCATTAAGATTTTGGGTTGAATATTTGGAAGTTAACGTGAAAGCAGTTCCAAAACCAGCAGCTCCTGCTTGTGTGAACATAATCGTTCCACCAGCACCAACAGCAACACCGATCGTTCTTCCAAAAGTTACATCATTGAGATTTTGTGAAATTGTAACATTATCAAAGAATGTAATGGGAAGTACAATTCTTCTGCTGAAGATTGAAGAAGCCTGGAAATTCCTTCCATCTGTGGAATAACCAACAGTTCCAGAAGCACCAACTATGACGGTATGTGTATTCATACCAACAACACCATTCAAATCGCCAAAGGTGGTAGAATTTCCACTACTCGTCCATATTGTGCCATTTGTAGATGTTACAATACCAGTTCCAGTTCCAACTCCAACAAATAATCCAAATACATTTCTAGTAACTCCCTTCAAATCAATACTCAGAGCGTCATAACGTTTTGTCCATGTTTTACCAACCTCTTTGATCTGTGGTTTGGTAGATGCGAAAGAAACAGTAGGAACTGTCTCATATCCAGCACCAGGATCTGTAACAACTGGATTTGTTACCGTTCCACCAGAAGAAACAGTTACTGTCGCATCTCCACGATCAACTACATTGGCCTTAATGATTTCAATTCCAGTTCCAGGAACATCATTTGGTAATGATCTGTTATCTAAAGCACTAAAGAATGGATATGCATTATCAACATAAATTTGATCAGAGTTGACACCAACATTTCTAATGATGTATGACACTGGATAAACGTTGGCAACTAAATTTGCTCTGGCCTTAGTAAGTGGTTGATTATCCAAAATCAAATCATTAGTTTGTTTTGTCCAAGAAACACTTCTAGTGAAATCTCTGTCCTGATTTATACCAACACCATTGTAAAGGTTAGTTTCAACTATTTGAACTCCAGTAATTTGAGTTACCCTTCTTTCTTTTTGTTGTAGATAGTTACCTTGTCTTTGGAGTTGTACAAAATCACCTTGTTTTATCGTTACGAATGGGGCACCATCATCCACATCACTATTAGATCCTCTAAAGAAGAGAATTTGCAATTTACTGCCAGCCTTTGGTGCCTCAGTAAATGTAATTTGTGTTCCACCATTAAATTCGTAGGCCTGACCTGGTTGTTGAAGGACATCATTCAAGAACACCAATAAATTATTCGCAACTTCAACAGAAGTATCATTACTATT